GATGAGTTTAATCCATAATTAGTGTATCTATATGATGCGTTTCCGGTTGTATTTGCATCTGTATATGATGTTCCTCTATATGTTAATGATGTTACGGTATTATATCCACTACCATATCCCCAACTCATATTAACTACCGTTGGTCTAGCTCCTGCTTTAGATGTATGCCAAGTTTTAATAGCATCAAATGCGTAAGTAATACTAATACCAGTACCACTATCACCACTACCTTCTAATCCTGCTAATTTTTGAGAATATACTCTTGCTTCTTTTGCCCAACCATATGTTTTACCACAAGCTATACCAGCACAATGTGTACCATGCCCATCATAATCTCTATAATGATTTGCGTTTTGTGTGAAAGCTCCACCACTATAAGTACCCCAATTCAATTGTTGAACTCTTGTATTACCACTACCATCTTGAAATTCAGGATGGTCTATTTGTAATCCACTATCCTGAATAACCACGTCAATCCCAGTTCCATCTAAAGTATATTCGTAATTTAATGCGGTTGTTGTACCTGTGCCATAAACGTTTGTTGAGTTAGATGAACGAATCAATCCCCAGTTAAGGTATGCACCACTATCGGATGTTGTTTTTGTAAAATCCCCAGTTTGTGTTGCTCTGGGTAACATTACAATATCGGTTCTATATTCCGGTGGTATCTCTACACAAAATACCCTATCATCATTTCTAAGAGTTTCCGCTTCTTCATCTGTCAGCAAATACCAACATTGACGTAAAGATGCAGGTCTTTCGTTTGTAAATTCTACGGCTCTATTTGGAATATAAAGTTTACCACCATCGGTATCACTTTCGATATCATTCCAAAACCCATCGTAATCCACACCTTCTTTAAGTGCAACGTTATATTCTCTCATAGCAATAAATATTGGACAATAAAAAAGGGAGAATTTTTAGTTTCTCCCTTTTGTTATTATGCTAATAAATGATAATATTCTTTAAAGTGTTTAATTCTGTCCGGTAATCCGATTGTTCCCCCATTTACTCTTTTAGTAATAGATGTTACCACAGTATCACCTGCTCCACCATCTGCCAATTTGTTCAACCCGTTTTTAGACCAGAACCAAGCTGCTGATAATAGTGCGTAATTACTACTAACTACATCTGGGTTATTTGCTATATCTTCACCAATTGCTTTACCAAATTGAGTGTAGTTATCTCTACCTGTTAATTGGATATATCCTCTACCTCTGAATTTGTAGCCATCTCCACTTGCTTCCGAACCATTTGCCATACGATTTGCATACACTTTGTTTGCAATCTTTTGTGGTTGTCTAGCATAAGGAGTTGCTGCTGCTTCAGTTGGGAAATACTTCTTAAATATACCAGCCAATCCTTTAGCTGAATAGTTTAGGTTTTCTTGTGTTACTCTAAATCCACCACTCTCATGTCCACATTGTGCTAAGAAGTGTGCCAATCTTAATGGAGTGTTGATTTGGAACTTAGCTGCCGTATCAGGAATCATAGCGATTACTGCATCAGGAATATGTCCTCTCAGTTTATCCAATTTCAACCCACCTACTGGTGCTATTGTTTGTACGGGCGGTGCAGGTAAAGGTGTACTTTCTCCCATAATCTTTGCCCAAGTTGCCGGTCCTACTATACCATCAGCGGTTAAACCATTCTTTGCCTGCCATTCTTTTACAGCTGCTTCAGTTTTAGGTCCAAAATTAGTTACTGCTGGTTCGATACCCAGCTTTTGTTGCATTAACTTTACGTTTTCGTTATTATCTCCCTTTTTTAATAACATGATAAAAATTATTTAGATTGTCCTTCCATAACTTCTTTATTTCCTTGTCCGAAATCAATTACTTCAAAAACTCTTGTCTGAATTTTCTTAGTACCTTCGGCATTTGTTAATATTATTGAATTCTTAAACTTTTGCCAATTGATGACAAAAGATGTATCCAACACCCCACCATTTTCCTCTTTAACTAATTCGTTAAGAGCATTAATAGTATAAAGTGAATTGGATTCTTTCTTTCTATGTATTAATATTGTATTTTCCAACGGAGTATCCGGTTGGAAAGCTGTATCTATGTTATATGTTACAAACAATTCCTCTAAATTGGCCTTGTTTTGTAATATGTATATATAATTGTAGACTATATGATAAGTCTCTCTAATTTGTTGTAGAGTGTTTTGTAACTCCTCTTTTGTTGTAAATGTACAAAGTAACTGTGTCTTCATCCTTCCTCTTATTTCTTTTATTGTCTATAAATATCAAAAACGAAAAGGAAGGATAAAAACGGATTATTTTTTAGAATCAAAACATTTCTGCATTCCAGCTGACCAAGTTACAGTATTTGCGGTTGGTGCTGTTGGTCCTTGTTTTGGTCTATATACTTTTTGAGCAATTTCTTCTTTTTTACCATCTTTATTTATTGCATATACATATACAACTTTACCAGTAACTCTTACGTTATCTTTATCATATGTGTATCTTTCTACAAAACTAAGTTCAAAACTATCTTCTAATTCTTTAGTATTACCAACACCCAAACACCCTTTAATTATTTTTGGTGTTACTGCAATACCTTCCATTGCTAATTGTGTGTTTCTTCTTAATATTTGAGTAAAATCTTTTTCATTTTGAGGTGTATCTATTTTATCCAAATGTAATAATCCCTTTGCATCATCGAATGCTAATAAATCACCCAGTTTTTTAGTTTTTCCAGTTGAGGATTTGCCTGTTAATTTATTAAGATTTTTGAAAGTATCGGTTTGAATACCTAATGATTTTTTTCTTAATTCACTCAATGCCAAATCAGTATCCAATCCAGATGGTAATTTCTTTCCATCTTTTTTATATTTTGCTTTTTCAGAGTTTGCTGTTCTTTCAATTACTTTTCTGTCATCACCACTTAACATTCCCGCTTTACCAACACTACTCATTACTTTAAAATAATTACCATTTGATAATTTTGGTTTTTTAGCCAATAATTTATTAAATCTAACCAAATAATCTTCATCAGATTCCTTTGGGTTTCTAGGTAATATTCCTTCTCTAATAGCATTTGTTTTCTTTCCACTTTTAGCCTTGCCACTCAAAACATCATCTACACTTTTTTTGAAATTACCAAAATGTTTTTTTGTTTCTGCTGATTTAGCCGCCTCATCTCCAAGTTTATCTAAATCTTTTGGTTTTAATGTTAAGAAGTAAGTAGATTGTTGAATAGATATATCTTTCAAACCGGCCTCTATATCTTTAATAGCTTGCTTATCTTTTAATATTAACAATTTAGCTTTATTAGCTGTTTTTTCATCAATTTGCCCAGTTGATACCAAATTACCTAATCTTTCTTCTGATTTAGTATAATCATCTACTAATGTAGAATTTCCCTGAATATCTTTTAATGTTTTTTTATCAGACCAACCATCGTATATTGCATTTCCTTTTTCATCCAAAGTTATTGTAGCCGTATCTGCTGCGTTTTCACCACCACCACTACTCTTAACCCACTCCAACATCACATCTTTTGGCATTTCATATACAGAATCCGTTTCAGCATCGTATATGAATATTTTTTTAGCTTTAGATATTGTTTCTTCACATCTAGCCAAATCTTCCTTTGTACCACCAAATACTTGCTTAGTTCTTGTTTTACCAAAATTACCTTCCTCTGTTGCTCTATCAGCTCCCATTGTTGCTCTAGCTGCTTTTGATTTTGCACTTCTAGCAACAACAACACAATTTCTATATATTTCTTTATTTTCAATATCGGATGGTATTGCTATTTTATTTTCACTACCAATTGCTACATCTTTTTGTTGTAATCCTAATTTTGTATTTTTGGTTCTTTCGTATAAAATTCTTGCTAATGTTTCTTCATCTAAATCATTATATTTTTCTAATATTTTGACTCCCTCATTTGACATATTTTCATTAAAGTTAGAACCAGCATTTCCAGGTGCTACCCAAGATGCTCCCTCAACATATCCATTATCAAGAGCTTGTTGTGATGTGGTTGAACTTTGTAATAATTTACCATCACCTTTACCATATAAAGCTTTTGATACTTCCTTTTGCTTAGCTATTGATTGTGTACTATCAATTGGTTCTTTTTTTCCTTTTTTAGCAGGCGTTCCAGTTGCTGGTTTCATATCAGGCGTTGGTCTAAAATCACCAGCACCTAATTTTTTTGCTGTTGGAGTTTGTGATTTTGTGTTTGCATCTTTTATTTTTTTGTGCGTACCTTTTTTAATTGCCGCATCTCTTGCTTCCTCTGAACCAAATACTGATGTCTTACCAGTATCTTTTTTTATTGCCGTAAATGTTTCTCCGTTGGCTTCTAATTTAATTTCAGAAATTATTTCTTTTATTAATGATTCTATTTTCATTTCTTTTTTTGATTTACCATCTTTTTCAATTTGGTCATGAAGTTCTACATAATCTCTTAAGAATCCTTCATCATCAGGAATCTTATCCATATTTTCTCTTAATTTATCTATGTTGTTATATAGTTCCATTGAGTTTGCCAATACATCCGCTGGTATTTCTTTATCACTACTTATATACTCTCCGATTGTTTTTACAAGATTAGTACTAAATTCTTCTAATTTTTTCTTATGATTCATTTCAACTGCTCCAGCGTATAATGCAGCTTTACCAGTACCCAACACAACACCTTCAACTATTGTATGTGGAACTAATTCAATTGCAGTTGATGTCATTAATTGGCCTGCCGTTGTATATGCATGTCCCATAGCCGCACTTAATCCATATGCACCAGCCGCAGTTATCATAATTGCTTTTCCAGTTCCAACCATTGCTTTAATTTGCTTTTTTTCTTTTTTATATGATTTATAAAACAATTCCTTTTGTTTATCTGTCATATCTTCCTTTGGAATAGGTCTATCTTCATTCATCAAATTACCAGTCAACCAATGTCTTTTTTGCATTGGCTTACCAGTCTCAGGATCATTTATTATGTGCCCATGACTATCAGTTTCGTATTGTGGAATTTTTTCATATCTTTTTTTACCATTCTCATCCACAGCTATATGGTCATCGTGGTTAAATCTTTCTCCAGTTTCTGGGTCCTCTATCGTTCCCAAACCACCATAAGCTCCAGCTTCAAAAATAGCAACTCCGGCATCTTTGAACATAACCGCATGGTGTACGATACCATCCTTAACGGCTTTTGGTATTCCTTTTATTTTATCTACTAAAGCTTTTCCAAAACTTCTTCTTGGTACTGAACCAGGTTTATGACCACCTCTACCAAAAAACTGCTTTCCAGCTTCTTTCATCACTTTAAACTTTTGTTGAATTCTTTCTTTTTGTTTTTGAAACCAATTTTTCTTTTCTTCTGGGTCTTCTGGTTGTGGTTCTGGTAAAGATGTTACATTTTGTATATCTGATTCTTGATTGGCATCTGCTTTTTTAGCTGCAACTCCTTGCTGTTCGGCGAAATCATTACACATTGGTATGGCTTCTTTAATATCCATATCAATAGCCTGAACTTTCATTGGAATTTGATTATCAGGATTTTTTGCATTATATGCCGTTATAGCTGCCCATCTATGATGACCATCGATTACATATCCATCTCTACTTACATAAATTGGTGCAGTTATGCTTGGATGATTTGGGTCATTTTCCAATGCGTTCATCATACCAATAACTTTATCACCAACTAATTCGGATTGAGTTGCTTTTAATTTATCAGAAGGAACTTCGGTTTGAACAACTTTAATTCCTTTATCTTCTAACATTTTTTTAAATAATGGTTCGGTATCAACTTCTCCATTTTTATCAACTTCCATATCAGCCGCAGGTGTACCAGGTTGTGGTTTACCTTTGAATTGTGGCATTTCTGCTCTTGGTATTCCTAAGTTATCATCACAATATAAGTTGGTACCTGGCACAGTCACATCACATAAGTTAATGTTTGGTGCTTTTTCACCCCTTTCTTTTGCATCGGATATTTCTTTAGCAACCTTATCAATATCAGTATTAAATTGTTCTAAATCTTTAGGTTCTATACCAGTTGGAATATCAGGTTCAGAACCAAACGTATCAGTATTTGCTTTTGGCATTTCCTTTTGAACATCATCTGCATTTATTGGATTAAAATCTCCAGCCTTTGGTTCAGCTTTTGGTTGCTCCGCAGGTTTTTCAGTTGATGTTGAAGTTGGTTGTGTAGGTTCTTCTTTTGAAGATGCTGCAGCTGCTTTAGCTCTTTGAGTTGCTTTCTTAACTGCTCTTGGAGGAAGTTCTTGCACCGTTATCTTTTCACCATTTTGTAAAGTACCTGTAATTGATTTTTCGAATAGTGCAAATACATCTTCGTTTAAAGAATCATCAAATGCCATTTCAATCACCGATTCGGTTCTTACATATTTTGCAGGTCCATTTGGTTTATCAGAATAATACCCACCACCAACAGAATATAATGAATTACCACTATCTGTCTTAGCTTCTTTGCCAGGCTTCTCTTTCTTTATATCATCTTTAGTTGCCTTTGGAGTTTCTTCCGGCTTAGTTGGTTCTGTTGTTGGTTTATCCTCAGGCTTAGTATCGGATGATTTTCTCGTCATTTTATCCACCAAATCAACATGACTCTCACCTGCAATAGTAATAGGTATTTTACCTTGCGCCGTTAATTCTTTATTTTTTTCAATTAAATGTTCATCTCTTGCATCATTAAATGCAACTTGAATATCATTTATTTTTGTTGGTTTATCACCATTATCGTCTGGAAATGATAATCTATATAATGTCCCTCTATCACCCGTTCCTTTCCAACCATTTTCTTCACTTGGCTTTTCACCTGTTGGATTATCGAAATTTTCTATTGGAGGCAATCCTGCTTCTTTAGCTGCATCTTGTATAAATTGTTTACCTTCATCATCTAAATAGTCTTTACTTTTCATAGTATGCTCAGGATCATTTGGGTCTAAACCTTCACCCTCTCCCTGTCCAACCATACTTGCCCAATTACCTGCTAATATTTGATTATCTTTAAGGCCTGTTTTTTCTTTTTGTTTTTGGTATAATTTAGAATCGCTTTTATGTACATCCATATCATCACCATCCCATGTATCAACACCTGCACCCAATTCTTTAAACTTTGGTGCAGCATAATCCATTTCATCATTAAAATCTATTTCACCGGTTTCATCGTTGGTTGCACCACCTTCACCTACAAATACAATATCTTTCCATCTTTCTTTTGGTATTTTGGATTTAACATCATCTAATATATCATCAACCATTGCTGTGTTTCCGTGCTTTGTTCCATATACGAATCCACCACCTTCCATTTCCATTGTTTGGATTTCTTCACCAGATTTATTTCCCTTAAATTTTTGTGCTTTAGATTCAGGATCATCATTAGCAGGTTCTCTTTTTGCTGGTTCTGATGGTTGTTCCGTTGGAGTTTTCTTTTTAGCATCAAATTTTTGTTGGCTTTCCAAATCAGCTAGTTCTTGTTTTTTAGAAGCAAGTATTTCTTTATTCTTTGCCCACTCAGCTTTCTTTTCAGGTGTTGCAAATTGTTCAGGATTATTTTGTTTCATCCTTTCCAATGCCTTCAATCTATTCTGAGCTTTTTGTATTTCAATTTTAGTATCTTCTATTTTTTCAACAGGAGGTACTTCTGTATCATTTGGAGAATTTGCATCAGGTACATCTTGGTCTGGAGTTGGTGTTGTATCAGGTCTAGCCGGTTCATCCATTGGTGGTTCTGCATTAGGTCCTGCTTCAGGTCCTGTTGGTTCTTCTGGTTTAGTATCATCAGCTTTTGGTGTCGTATCCGCTACTTTTGCTTTTGGATTATATGTTGGGTCATTATCTTGTCTAATACTATCCCACATTGCTGCGTTTTCCATATCACCTTTTCTTTTATTTTTTTCGGTCATATGTTTTGCCCAATCAGCTTTTGCAGCTTTAGCTTCAGATGAATCCTCACCCTTTTCTTTCATTACATCTGTGAATTTATTCCTAGTATCCAATTCTTTCGATTGAACCTCATCATCACTCATTCCTTCAAAATCTTTATCGGGAGTATTATCAAAATCTTTATTTATATAATTGGTTAGCTTATCATCTTGTGCTTGTACGGAATCTTTTTCACTAGCAGATGCCTCTTTATCTTTTTGTGCCAATTTAGCACTAGCTTCTTTTTCTCTATCTAAGCGAGCTCCCATAGCAGGGTCTGCTTTTGGGTCAAACATTGCTGCTGCTTTCTTCTTCTTTTCATCTTCAGCATCAGCTCCACCACCCTTTTCATCTTCACCCTCTTTACCCTTCTCATCTTCAGGTGCTTTAGCTTTACCATCTTTCTCCGAACCTAGTTCCTGATTCATTGCATCTCTCTCAGGACTTCCTTCCGGTGGTAATGCCGCCTCAGCTGCCTTTCTACCTGGCGAATCTTCTGGTTGTCTTAATAAATTTCCAACAATACCTTCTTTGTCCTCACCTTTAGCATTTTTATATCTAACTTTTTTATTAAGTGCAGGATTACTAAACCCACCTTCTTCAGCTTCGTTGATACTTTTTAATAGTTCGGACTTAATATGCCCTAAACCCATTTCGTTTAATACAATTTCCAATTCCTTTACGTGTATTGGATTTTTTGGGTTTGGCATCCCATCGTTTACTCGATATGCCCAATCGGATACTATTTCGTTTATTAATTCAGATAAATTCATATTCATTAAAATTTGTGGTCTTCTTTTTCACATATCATTTCTAACTCATCCCAATGAAATTTAGGTTTTTGATTTAGAAATACAAAACATTTCCATTTTTTACTTTTTTCAAAATAAATGTGTTTTTGTAAGTGCGATGGAATTGCTGCTCCAGTTGGTACTCTTTTTACAGGCGTATCAAAGAATGTTTTTATTAGTACAGTTATATTTTCAGTATCATCCCATTTACGAATTTGTTCTTCTAACAATCTCCATTCACCTCTATTAAGGTATTGGTCTTGCATTATACAATTTAAGTAAGAAAATGTTTGTTTTAGATTCTCCATATTATCAGAAAATGTTGCAGCTGGTGCACCATGTCCTTTATCGTATATGTTTTTAGCGTAATCATCCGCATCTGATGTTTTAATATTTGGTTCTTTATAAAAATCCATAGCCCCTCTATTTACATTTGTAGGACGGTTTGTTGAACGATACTTAATTACTAAGGGTTGTTCTAATGATTGTGAGTATAAAACCTCAAACACATCGTTTTTAATTCTTACATTCTGTCCAAAAGAAACCAAAGAAAGGATTATAAAACTAAAAAGGATACCAATTTTCTTCATATTATAGCATATTTTTGTATATACTATAAATATGGGTTCTTATAGTTTTCCGTAATCCAAACCCCAACTAGCCTTAACAGGAAACCCACTCCCTTCAATGATTTCCTTCAATCCCCTAATTAATTGCTTATCCACATCAGTAGGAACATCAAAAAGGAACGAGTCATATGTGTATAAACAAAAGTTAATACCACTTCCCTTTATATAATCCAATATTTTTCTCATAACCTCAATGTTCATTTCAGTCTCAACGGCTTGTAATAAGTAGTTGAATACCTTTTGTGCATTTGGTTGTTCTATCCACTCTAACGGAATCTCTCTATGTGGTGTTTGTAGGAATCCTTTCTTTTGTACATCAATCCATAAGTTATCAATGTAATCAGCTACGGCATTAAAATATGGAATTGTACGGAAATCATCATCGATACCACCATAAAGTAATTGGAACGTAATACCTTTTGATTCATCCACACTACATCCATATTGTTCGGCTAACCACTCATGCACACTGGTTGTTGGGAGTTCGAAGTTCACCAACTTACCAATCAAACGGGGGTGATATGCGTTATAATCCATTTGTAGGAATATCCCATCCGATACGAAACATTCTCTACTACCATCCGTTTTGTTTAGGGCGGCATAGTTCACACCACCATGTCTATTTGATGGTCTACCTGTCACCGTAAATGGATTGTATTCGGTGTACACTAAGTTATCGGATGAAAGCTGTTTGGAAGCTTGAGGCCATCTATCAATAAATTTTTTCCCATCGACACGGATTCCAAATTGTTCGATATCTGAAAGGGTAGGTATAAACACTTCATTGTACCATTTAAGTGTAGGAGTATAATGTTCTTTATGGAAGTACTTACCGAATTGTGGTTGTATTGCTTCTACAATCTTCATTAGAGGAAGGGATTGTATCAAGTCATCTCTATACCCTTTGTGAGTTAGAGTTGAAAGGAGGGGATTTAAAGGGGCTTCATAATCAATTACCTTTGCTTCCTTTCTAAAATATGCCGAATCTACATCATATAAATTTACCGAAACATTAAGAGTATGTAATATCTTCTTTTTTTGAAATATCCACTTTTGTCCGTTGGTATTGAGTACCGTCTCTATTTGCTCAATAGATAGCGATAGAGCGTCTGTATGTTTATGTGGTAGAATGTACAATCCATCAGAACATCGTACAACTACGAGCGAAAGAGAAGTGTTTAACGGATGCTTACTATTATCTACCCACAATGGATACCAAATAGATGCTTCCGTTTCCAGCTTTTCTTTTAGTTGATTAACTTCTTCAATAGACTCAATAATCTTCATAAGTACAAAGATACAAAAAAAATCCCAAACTACCAAATATAGTTCGGGATTTTAGTGGAGATGACGGGACTCGAACCCGTGTCTTACAAAGTAACCATAATACCAGCATGTCACACGTTTAGGATAAAGTTTAATCTTATTCACTTTCCAAAATAATTGGGGCCGTATGGTTAATACAGCGATTCCACCATCCTATCAGTATTAAACAGCCGATAGGTAGAGCTGCGGTTGTTCACTTCTATTTAAATCCCACGAGTGATGCGGGAGGTGATTAGGCTGCTACAGCGTAATCGTAAGCTCCTACAAATGCCATAGCATCTTCGAAGTTCCAAGTAGATAATTCTACGTCGGTTATTGTTTTGTACAGATTTAAAGACATCTAGCACTTCTGTCTACGTGTGATACTATGTTTCTCATTGCAATCAATTCCGTAACATCCCCATAGTTTATAAATACAAATATACGAATAATAATTTAGATTACCAAATCTTTCTTTTTTCTAAATTGAACTAAGTTTGGTAGATATGATTGTATTAATGGTATTTTATCAACACCTGTCTTTATTGATTTAAAATTACATTCTCTTATTTCTTCATCAGTTCCTTTGATTTTCCAATCCAATGATACTGTACTATAAAATGCGTTTTCTACAAATTTACTATATCCAATATAATCTACTTCAGTTATTCTGGATTGTGTATCATTTGCTTTTTGTATAAAATATCTTACAATATATCCTCTTTGATAATCCAAATCCGTTGGAGTTGGGATATATGGTGATATTCGCTTTTCTCTAAACTCACTTCCTATATTTGCTACTTTGTTATATCTACTTAAATCCATTTTTATTATTATTTAGGTTGTAATCTAAATCCACCTTCTATTTCAGTTTTCCAAATCATATCGGTAATTGTTTGTTTTACAGATGTTACTTGAAAGAATCCAGTTTCTTCATATGCAGTTGGAATACCACCAACTCTAAATTTATCTCCTCTTTTAATACCACTTATACCATGAATACTAAAACCAAATTTAATTGGCATTAGTGCAGATACTCCTTGAGCTTCACCAACTTTATCCTTACCATTTTTTAATGATTCAAATACCAATTGGTCATTATATGCCGTAATATAAGTCATTTTTTCCAATTCTTGATTAAAATCTTCGTTTGGTAGTATATGAACTTTAGGTGCATATCCGATTCTACTTAAAAATAACTGCATAGCCTTTTCTTTAGCTTTTTTAGCAGCTTCTTCTGAGGCCTCAGCTGCAGCTTCCTGTTCTGCTGCGGTTGGCGCAGCTGTGGTTGTATTTGGAGTACCTTGTTTTTTCTCAATACTTTTTAGAACCAAATCTGGCTCATCGGTGAAAAGACCTGCTTTCTTTTTACTATTTACTGATGGCGAAGAACCATTAACTTTTTGTCCTAATCTATTTCCAATAATTTGATTCATTTTTGCACCACTAATATCCAAATCCAATGATGCATCCATAAAAACAGAATCAGAACCAGCTACATCAAATCTATATGGAAGTCCGCTTGTTTGTGGAGACATATTCATATCAACTACACTTAATTCAGTACCACCTTTTGAATCATTTGTTTCCAAAATTTGGAAATCCCACATACCACATGCTGCCCCAGACATACCATTAAGAAGTTGATAAAGTGCATCTTTTATAGAAAAGTTTTTTGTTTCTAAAATACCTTTTGCAAACTCCAAATTAACATAAAGGTCATCTAAGAATCCATATGAGTATGCTGGTTTGTTCAATCCTAAAAATGTACCATCATCTCCATATTGAATTTGACCAGGTGTTCTACCCGCAACCATACCTTTAACAATATTTTGGTCATATGGGAATCTCACTTTTGCTCCACCATATTCTACAGAACAATTTAAAACTGAACTAAAATCCGTTTGTGCCGAATTTTCAGATGCCTGTAATAATGAAAATTTAGGTGTATTTGGATTTGGTATAAATAATTTATTTTTATCCGTACTAAATATTTTTGGAAATGCCGCACATACTGTATTTTTTGTATTAACACTAACACTAACTATATTAGGTCCTACTTTATATGCTTCAAATCCAATTTTACTTAAAATTCCAGATAATACACCAAATTTTATAAAACCAGAATCTCCAATTAAATCAGTACCTTCCGGTAAATCTACTTTTCCAGATGTTGTACTTCCATCGGATGCGGTATCGGTTGTTTCCGCCCCACCACCAAATTTAAATCCAAGAAAACTAGTACCTTTCATTTTACTATTCATCTCAGCTTTTACATTTTCATCTACGTTTACGAAATTTAAAGGAGATGCGTAAAATGCATCCGTTATTAAATCCTGTACTTTTTTACTTTGTTTATTACTGGGTAATCTATTGAAACCCATCATAAATCTTTTTTTACCTAAATTTGGTTCTGCTGATATTTTAGATACATCATATGCTTTAGCTGATTCGGCTGTTTGTCCTTCTTTATCTTCGGTGTTATCGGCTGCATTAAGAAATGCTGGTAGTTCGGTGAATCCCGTACATTTTACACTTATCGTCCATTCTTGTCCACTCATTGAAACACTACCACCCGTTATAAATCCTAAATAATTATCATATTGCCCATTGGATGCTTTTCTTTTTTTATTAACGGTTTGAAATGATTGATTGGCCCCAACAGAATCTCCACTTAATGTTGGAGTAAATTGAGATACACCACTTGGTGTATTCCATCCCCATTCTAAAAATATTGTATATCCCGGTTCTAAAAAATACTTACACATTTTATCCAATTGTGCTCTTGTATAGCATGTTATAGAAAATGTTGCTTTTCTAGAAATATTACCAGCCCCCTCATCTACTTCAATTGAAGTTATATTTGGTTTAGGTCTATAACCGTGAAAATCATCAGCAGTAACAAGCCCCTTACCATCCCAAGTATATCCTAATGTACCACTCATCGTATTATTTCCATATATAGAACCAGCGCCACCAAACAATGAAAAATTGGGATTTGATATTAACTGACATCCACTTCCTACACCAGAAGCAACCCTAACCCAAGCATTTAGATTAGACACTTTCATGATGTTCCCTTTTCTGGAACTTAATTCGTCTTGAACGTGTTGTGCAATATTTGAAAAATTTGGAAATGATGACATAAACTTTATTTAATTTTAATTATTTGTAAAATCCGATACTATTTCTATATAGTTCAATGGAATTCTTAATACAGTTGCTTCTGGAAATCCTAATGGCGCATCATGTATATTATTTGCTGATGCTATAATCCACCAAAGTGTTGGGTCTTGATAATATTGAAATGCTAATGTATCCAACCTATCACCCAATTCAGTCATTACATAGACATCATCATCTCTTAATGGAATATTAGGATATAGTTTTGGTCTATATACTATCCTACCATCGTGAGTTTTTTTAGTTTCTAAATTATAATATCTACTTTGCATTTTCTATAATGATTTAAGTTCAGCATTTTCTAAAAATTTTACAGCTGCTTCGCTTGTGGTACAATCTTTACCCGTTGCATATACAACTTCTTTTCCATTTAAATAAGCAGTTGCAATAAATTGACCAGGTTTTTTTGCATTTGGTTTTGTGTATATTAATAACGAACTTTGGGGAGGAGATTTAGTTACATATGTTTTAACAAATTTTCCTTTTACTGGGTCATCTGCTGGTATTGGTTGTTTTGGTTTAGCTCCTTCTTCTATTTTTGTTCCACCTTTAGCTTCTTCTATTTTTTTAGCATCAGTACCAATTGGCGTAGATGTTGCAGTTGATTGTCCAGGATTATTTATTTTTGCTGCAGTATTTACTGTGGTTTCTTTTGCCGCTGATGTATTAACTGTAGCTTCTGTTTGCGATACACTATTTTTGGTATTTGCATCAGATGCTATTTCAGCTGATTTTCCTGTGGTCTCGATACTAACTTTTGGAACTCTTGGTAACTTATCAAATCCATATAAATAACCATTCTGAGTACTACTTTTTGATTCTACTAAATTCAATGTTACGCTTACATCAATTACTTTAGGTAATTTATAATTGTTTAATGTTGTAGATTCTGCGTTTATCGTAAATGTTTCATTATCAGCCATTCCCATACCAGCAGTAGGTCCAACTTCCCAAGTACCATTATCATCAACAGTATATGATAATTGTGAAATAAAACATTCTTTATTTTTATATAAATTACCAATAGTAATTCTAAGAAATGGTGCTATCACAGCTATACCTTTGTTATATGCCTGTGGATATGCTAAAGAAGTTAAAAAGTTTAATCTTTGCCAAGCTGCTATATGCTGTAAAGGTGTAGTTGAATATACTTTAAAATTAAAAGATACACTTCTTTCTATACCAGTATAAGTCCAATATGGAAATGGTGAACCAATAAATTTAGCGGAATCCCAAGTTGGTGTTGTAGTTTCAGTAATACCAGATAGAGTTGCTCTAAAATTTACAGATTCTCCCTTTGCAATTGATGTAAATTTTAAAGTTACAAAATCATAATCATCTAATGTAGAATCCCCTACTTTCAACGAACTACCTTTATATTGAGTGTTTTCATTTACAAAATCAGATTTATCATTACTATCAATACCATATTTTGTTTTTAAAGTTACTTTAGGAGTTTGTCCATCTTTTAATGATGAATAAGTAGTTATACCAACTGCTTCTCTAGTTGCAGATGTTGCGCTTGTATTTAATGTTGAAGATGCCGCATTCAAAGCTGCCAATTTAGATGATAAATCATTTCTTAATGCAACATCATCTTGAGTTTCATCAACCGTATCAGAATATTTTGTTTTACCATCATTTTTTGATTCAACTCCAGCTGCTATTGCTTTATCATCCTTTCCTGCTAGTCTTTGTTGTCCTTCTTTTCTACCCTGTTCTAATTTTGCAGTTGCTTCCTTTTTTGTAGAATCTATTTTTTCTGATATAGATGCAAATGGATTTTTAACTGGTAGTTTTTTACCAGCAACGGATAAATCAGCTGGCGCTTCAGGTACACCCGGTTTAGTTACAACCGCTCCTTTAGATTTTTCTGCTTCGTTTGATACATTTATTGAATCAAGTTTTGATGATAAATCATTTCTTAATTTAATATCAGTTGATTTAGCATCTATTGTAGATGAATAAGTAATCTTAGCATCTTTAGCTCCTGCAGCCGCATCTTTTTTAGTATCACCTATTTGTGTTTTACCATCTGATATTGCTTGCTGTCCTTGCTTTTGTGCAGCTGCTAATTTAATTCTTCCATCGGCCGTTGCTGTTTTTAACTTATCACTAACACTTGAAAATAATCCACCAGTAATATCTAATCCTTTTGATTTTGGTACTAATTCATCTATTTTTTTATTAACAGAAGAACCACCACCCAATGCTTTTGTTTCTTGTGCAACTAAAACCGATGAAAGGTCATTTCTTTTAAAGAAATCCTCATCAATTGGATTTACTGTATCTGAATATTTTCCTGAACTATCGTATTGTACTTCTTGCTCACTTTTACCTGCTAAGTTTTGTGCACCCTGCTTAGGTGCTCCAAATAATTTTTTCTTTATTTCACCTTTAAGTAAATTTATACCGGCTCCTAATAACTGATTACCAATTTGCTTAGGAGTTCCTCTTGCACTATTCTTTAAAACTTGTCCAATTAAATTACCTTTTGAATCGTTTTTGATTTTAGCAAGAGTAATCATTGTATCAGGTTCTTTACCTGCTTTGAAATCTGGGTTTAATGAAATCTTAGTTGGTATAGTTGATTCAGGAAAAGCAATACCCAATTTACCTGCAACTTTTAATCCAAAGTTTTCTGCTTTTTTAAGGAAGTTGCCAACAATACCAGCATCTTGTGGGTTATTGGAATTTACACTATCCTTCATTATTTCAACTAATCTAGTTGATTTTTTTTGAAATTTAAATATATCAGTACCATATATTAAGGGTGCTGATAATTTATTTATTATTCGTAATCCACTTGTTTCTTCTTCTAATCTACTCTCACCTTTTGTTGTTGATATTTTTCTTCTTAGTGCCGTTGCTACTCTAAACGATGGTTGTAATAATACCGTAGTGTTAGCACTTATAGGCAAATCCTTACTATTACGGATATCATATTTCTGCTCAGCGGTTTTACCATCTGCTAACACTTTGGTCTTAAATAATTCTTCTATTGTCTTACCCATCGTTATCTTTTACCATATGAATTTGAACTACCTTTATCAACTATTGATGATATTTTTGATGTAACTTTTTGTCCATCCATATGAACGGATATTTTACCAGAACTTAAATCTGCTCTTAAACCTTTTATTTCATCTATTAATTCACCAGTTCTATCTCCCTTATCACCACCTTCACCACCACCAAATAACATAGCTGCTCCACCGGCAACTAAACCTAATGCCATTAAAGCAGGTAATGCTAACATACCACTAACAGCAACAGCTGCTAATGCAAATGCCAATACACTTAATGCTCCTGCTAATCCTAAAATTGGCATATAATCTATTTGAGATACTGCTGATATTTGTTCCATTATAGCCGGTAGTGATGATGATATTGCTGAGAATCCACTACCAACCATTGTTAATCCCGTACCTAATACTATTAACGCAATTCCCAATCCTGTCAACGCCAATAAACCAGCTCCAAATACTAATGCACCAACTCCAGTAAACATTAATGCACCTAATGCAAATACAGCTCCTCCAAATATTACCAATCCAGCTGCTGCTGCTAATACAGAACCAATATCCAATCCAGCTATTAAACTCATAGCAAATGCGAATGGAATCAATGCCACTCCTAATAATGCTACTGCGATAGCTCCTTTAATCATTTCACCCTGTGCCTTTCCTAATACATAAGCTATTGTTGCCAATCCAACCAATCCAACCAATCCTTTACCAACATCTTCCCATTTAACAGTTGCAAACTCTTGGAATGCTTTAGCAGATACCCAAAGTGCTGCTGCTAATATTAATAATGCGGCCGCTCCTTTTATTAAATCACTTGCTTTTATTTTTCCAAATTTATTAGCTTGGTCAGCTCCCCCACCACCTGCTGCTGGTGTTGTTGCTGCGGCTGGTGTTGCTCCTGCTGCAGCATTTCGTTGTGCAAGTAATTCTTTTCCTTTTGAAAAACTACCACCAGCAAATTGAGATGCAGATTCCGCAGGTCCACCCTTACCAAGCATACCCATCACTTTACTAGCACCAGCTTTAACTATATTTTTTACAAATTCTGCAGATGATTTAACTATACCACCCATATTAACTCCCAAAGAACTTAATCCAGTTCCCATTTGACCAACTGCAATTAAACTACTACCAAATCCAGTTACTATCTTACCTAATGGACCCGTTGCAATACCCGTCATAGTTTCCCATATAGAATCCCACTTAGATAATTGTACAGTACCATCATCGTTTAACTTATCAGAATTAGCTGCCATCTTTTGGAATTCATCAACCGATAATCCCAATAATTCTGCTGCTTTCCTTTTTTGGAAGATATCCATTTTATTGAATTCTTCTATACCACCTAATTGTTGTAATGTTTCTTTTACAGCCCCACCAATATTTCCTTCATATGCCAATCCCCTTGCTCTATCTAAGTTAAGTTGTTTACCTAACATAGCTCCCAATTCCATTTCACTATTAATAGATGTTTCAAAATCTAAAAGAGAATCAGTTACTTTAGTTAATGAATCCATACCAACACCTAACTTAGCTGCTGCTACTGCTGCCTTAGCTATATTTAATCCACCATCTTTACCATATTCTGCAAACGCTTTTGATGAACCAGCAACATCTTTCATTAAAGAATCAATAGGAACACCAGCTGCTTTACCCATTGCTTTTGTAGTTGCCGCCATATCCATAGCAGTTGCGGCAGAACCTTCGTTCATTCTTGCAAAGTTACCAACCACATTTGCAGCCTCAGCACCACTAATACCCATATTAGTTGCCATTAAGTTGGCATTTAATTGAGTACTAAATGATACATCTTTTAATCCACCAAATTCTTTAGATAATCCTTTTGCTGTTTCTTCTGCATCTTTAAATGCAAATCCCAAAGCAAATGTTGATATTTGTGCTGAATCTACATACCCTCCAAAACTTCTAACACTCTTACCCCACTTATCCAATCCCATACCAACACCCATAACAGCCGCTCCCATAGCACCCATCAAATTGGATGTTAATAGACTCGCCGTTTCTAATATGCCACCAATTGTATCTTTTATACCATCATATACAGCTAATTGTTTTTCTAAAAATTGTTTTTGAGTTTTTGTCATTTTGCCATAACTAGCAGCCATTGTATTTTGTGCTGCTAAATTATCTAAAATAATCTGGTCTTCTGAGGATATTATTCCTATACTTTCTTCTATATCCCTATATTGATTTAGTAATGCAGTATGCTGCTGAACATCTTCAATTGTTAGTTTTGCAATATCTCTATTAATAGATGCTAATTTATCAATCTTAGTTACTTGGTCTTGTGTTAGTGAATTACTTTCTTGAGTTTTTGCAATTCTATCTGCTTCAAATTTACTTAAATTTTTATATAGACCAGTCAAGCTATTATTGATTTCTTCGGCATTTTTTGCACCATCTAATCTTTCCTGATTTAATTTTTTTAGTTCTTTGGCTGCATTTTTAGTTTTTTCTTCTTGAATAACTAAATACCTGTTTAATAAATTTTGATTTAGGGCAGAGTTTGCTCTTGCTGCCGCAATAGCTTTTTCACGATCTTCAATTTCTTTAAGTATCGTAGCCCTTCTCCTTAAATCTTTTTCTTGGTCTGCCATTTATTCAAAAATTGCGTATTATGAATACTTTTTAATGAGTTGTGAAAGTCTTTGTCTTTCATTCTCAATTCTTTCCATACTATCAATTACATCAGGCGGAAATTTGTTTTGTTTCGCTTGTTCTAATGCTCTATTAACGGCGTTTGTTTTTAATCCATCAAAAAATGCATCAGTAAATTTTTTAGCTGCACCAAATAGTCCTTCTTCTACGGGTTGTTTTTCTTTAGACATAGTTTTATCCTTTTATATTGTATAAATATTGGATAATAAAAAAGTGAGGATTAACGCATCCTCACTTTCGATTTACTTTGAGCTTTTTTCATCTCCTCAGCTTCTTTTTTCTTCATTTCAACTAATTTATTGAAATAAAACCTTCTTAAATATACAGGCATATGGTAAACTTCAGACCAAGTAAATCCATTACTGAACTGAACCATCTCCCAAATTTGAGAATGTAATTGTATCCTATAATCAAGCGGTAGGGTAAAAAAAGTTAATCCCGAAGGGTATATCCAGCGCCTCCGATTCACCAGTTATTTGTGATGTAAATTGGAATGTTAAATCCAAATCAGGACTTATTTCCTTAACGTACTTTCTAAAAGCCTTTGTATCTTTTGCTAAGAACCCATTATACACCCATCTATTTATAAATCCTCTATCAGTATTACCATCAACGGATTTAATCATATACTTCAATCTAGTTGTAACATCATATGAAGTAGATGCGTTTTTATTTAATTTTTCTAAAGCCTGTGTTTCTTTTGTTATTTCTTGCTCATCACCATGCGTAAGTAATTTAAATTCAATTTCTTTACCATCAGAAGGTAATATAAATTTGTATGTATTTTCTGAATTTAAAACATCAGTATTTATATCTTTTGTTTGAACTTTACCCAAATCAATAGTTACTGCTTGCTTTTCTAAAGTAAAAGGGTCAGTCATTTCTATTTCATAATCAGCACCATATCCTAAAATACGAGTTGCCAAAAGGATAGCGTTCTTATCACCAATATAAATATCATTTGGATTTACACCTGGCTCAACTACAACCGATTCAAATAATTTATCTAAAACTATACCTTTTTTGATAAGATTTTGTGATGCAAGAATATCTTCTTCTCTTGCTGTCATATATTTGATTTCAATCGTACCCTTTCTTAATGGGTGTCCTTCTGGGTAAACCAATCCTTGTGATGGTAATTCAATGGTTTCTGTTGGGAAATCATTTTGTTTTGGTGCGGTTTGCATTTGCACCTTAGTTGTATTTGTCATTTCTGCCATAACGTTGTTTATTTGTTTGTATATATAAATACATAGAAATTAAAAAATTAGAAAGCATAAAAAAGGGGATACTTTTGATATCCCCTTATTTTTATTATTTTTAGATTAGAATTCTAAGATTGCGTAATCATAAGATAGTGTTAATTCGATTGTTGCTGGTTCGTTAGAATCGAATGATAAATCTCCAAAGTTTGCTTGAGAGATAAATGCACCTTTCAACTTCCATTGTTCAATCTTATCACCAACTGGTCCTAATAAATAGAAATCAACATCTTTCTTATAGAAATCAGCGTATCCATCTCTACCAGTGATTGATTCATGTCCTAAACGAATCCACTCCATTACCGCTTGTGCTCCAGAAGGAACGATTGGGTCATAAAGTGTGATAGTGATATCTTGCCACTCACCTTTACCTTTCAACTTTCTCTTTACGTTGATATGGTCTAAAGTTACGGTTTCAAATTGAATTGTAGGTCTATTTGCTGCCTTTACAAGATATGAAGGGATATTGTCTATCTCCATCACATATCTATTTTTCATCTTCGGTTCGAAGTTCGTATAGAACATCTTATCAAACTCTAATATTTCTGCCATTTTTTATTCCTTTTATTTGTATTAATAAATATCTACTTTATTGATTTTCGTATTATGCGTTAAAACTTGCTCCAGTTGGTAAGATGTTGAAATCTATTACGATAAATTCCGCTGTCTTAGCCGGTTGTAAGAAAATTTGTCCTGCTAATATGTTTCTATCAATTACATCAGGTGTGTTGTTACTTTCAT